TATAGTTATAGATGTCTACGTGCGACAAATATTCATCATCATTTTCATAATATCTTATTTTTGTAAGATCATAATTTTGATATAAAATTGATTTGCACATGGGAGTAATTTCAGAAAATAACTCTAAATGCCCCATGTTAAAAAGTTTCCTATTAACAGTTAAAATATTAGATGCAGACCGATTAACATATATATCATCTATGATTAATGATTTGCTTTGCGATTTTGGAATTCCAGTTACTTGATCTCGATCTGTTCCCAAATCCTCTTCCAAAAATTTATGTGGTTTAGTAAGAAAATTGAGTTCTTCCCAAATTAAATCCAATTCTTTTTCATCATACATATTTTCCACAACCAAGTGTGGAAATGGATCTGATAATTTGTGAATTGTTTGATTCATTGTTCTTGCTTACATTCTAACATATATTCTACTGTGTTTGCTACGTCATTCATAGCATCACGAAGAAATGGTCGTTGTCCACTTTCTTGTCGGACAATTGGACGAGCATCGTCAGTCAACGTCCAACGCCATTGCTTCATATCTTTACAATACCAAAGATTAATTTTCATGCTTGAAATATTCCAATCGAATCCAGTTAAGCAAAGTGTTATAGGAATAAATCGCTGCCTCATTGCAGTTATTTTTTTCCATATCATAGACATAATACTCTAGTGCTTCAATGACCATTTGGCGGTCTTTTTGTGAAATTAGTGACATTGGAGTTAGTAAACTCAGAGCCCCCGATCTGATTTGAACAGACGACCGGCGGTTTACAAAACCGCTGCTCTACCACTGAGCTACAAGGGCAAGTTAATCTTGAGGTAAACACTCTGGATTTTCCAGTTCGAGTTCAAACATTAGAGGGTGGCATTGCTCATCAATCAAATAGAATGATGTTTTATACAAATCCTCTGGTTCGTACCGTCTTTCTTTGTCAGCCACATTTATTAGATCCAGATCAAATATAGATTCATCTGGAAGTTCATCAAAAGTAAATGGAATGCCTTCTATAAAATACATGAGAACGATTTGTTGTCCTTGATTGTACCAGACGTACCTAGCATCAATTCGGTATTTCATAGGAAACATCCTACTTTTGTTTATTTAGAGGATAACCCCCATACCCGTGGACAGATTCGAACTGTCGCTTGAACGATTTTAAGTCGTTTGCCTCTTCCGCTGGGCTACACGGGCAAGAAACTCATTCTACCACGTATGTGGGAGGATGTAAACGGCAGTATTCATTAAATGTGATCTTCATTTCTTTATTGGTAAGACCACAGTTTTTTGCTGCCATTGCAATGTTCCACTTTGATTGGAACAACATTTCCATGGATTGTCTTGTTTCGGGTCTCATAAAGGACTTGCATATGAAAGAACATCTTCACCGACAGTATCACGAACAAAACTTAACACGTTCATGAACTCTTCAACGGTATCACACTTGACTTCTTTTTCAGATCCTTCAGTAGAATACAGATATACTGTGCGTTTTACGGGATCCACAACGCAGCGTGACAAGAATTCGTCTTTCATTTGGGATCGATTGATTACTTGGCTATTATAGGGTGTGATCTAAGACCTGTCAAGTCTATTTGTTGATGGAATATTGAGAATTGTCGCCAGGATACTGGTCACCCTCATATTCGACGATGAGTTTCTCACCATCAATTCTCTCACCATAGATTACATAGTGGCAAGATATTGGTCCACCTTCTCTATTCTTGACGATAATGTTTTTACCCCAAGAAATTTTTTCGACATAAAGTTCCTGATATACCCCAATTGGTGTCAAATTAATTGTAATTGACTCTGGATCAACCAATGCAAACCAATAATCTGGGAGATGAATGACATTAGTGTCTTGCATTTTTCCACGATAATATACCGCAGACTCTGGGCCTTCTAAACAGATGTGACGTAATCTCCACCCTTCTTTAATTGGATGTTGAATGTCAAATGCTTTTCTAGATGTGAGTGTGATACCATTTGCAGTAACTTCAGTTGCAGTAACAGTGGTTGCGTTTACAGTTCCTAATGTGCATGTGGGGCTACCAGTGATTGCAGTGTTGACCTGAATCGTGTTGATCTGAGCTCCACCATGCACATATCTTTCACAAGCTTCGATCGGATAATCCGTGTCCCCAGTAGTACCTTTTGCAATCCAATCTAATGCAGGATCTTGAGTTCCAGACGTAGATCCTCCACAACTTTTATTACCAATATTTTTTGTTACGAGTTCTTCCATCACCCCTCCTTCACATCATAGTGATAACCTGAAATTGAATATTGATCATTATCTCCAGGATAATCCGCTGGAGTTTGTCCTTGATATTCTGCAATCAATGCTTCTCCGTCTTTTCTTTCTGCAAAGATGTGATAAAAACAATCGATTGGCATACTGTAGTTTGATTGCAAATGAATTGCATTCTCATCAATACGTTTTACGATGACACTTTGATGAGAGCCAATCGGTGTTAATTGTACGCTAATTGTTTTAAAATCTACAAAGTCTTTCCAATATTCTGGAAGATCAATTACATTTTTATTTGTAACTCTTCCACGAATATAAACATCATTGTATGGAGCTTCTGGGCATGTATGTCTCAGTCTCCATCCTTCTTTTGATGGATGCGGAATATCAAAATTCTTTTTTGCAGAAAGAATATGTGTTCCGCAACGAGACATTACTTCTGCTTGAGCAATTAAGTTACCTCCAACGTTTACATTATTGGAAGTATCAACAACCCCCAAAAATGCAGAAGATCCATCAATGGCAAGGCTGTAAGGATTGTTAACTCCAGTACATAATGCACCAGGAACAATCGGTGGGATAAGTAAATCTGAGTTTGATGCTGGGCCCACCATCAGAGTTGCCGTTAAGACTGGCGGTGGTGTTCCAACGATCATTGGTCCTTCAATATAAGAAGAACCACGAATTTCAGTTGGTCCTCTTCCTAAAACTTCGGGTTTTCCTTCACCAACAAAGAGCCGTTTTCCTACGGCAATATCATCAAATTGCATTATCAACCTCCAAATTGATTATTCTCAGTTTCTGCAGTTCCACCATATTTAGACTTCTTGAGTTTGGATGCTCCAGTTGCACAAGCAGAGAGTCCACCATACAAATCCAAGATTGCGTTGCCGACAACCTTACATGTTCCTGATGAGAAAAACTTAGCAACCGAAGTTGCATTGACTTCCACATTCTTGGAAATAATTTCTACCTTTTCATTAGACTTGAGCGTAATCACGCCATTTTTATTGTCTGCACCACTTGCAAGAAACTCAATATTTTCTGCTTGAAACTTAATTCTACCACGAGTTGCACTAAAAATGATGTCTCCATTGACACACTCAACATAAAATGCGGGTATTCCATTTTCAGGATCGCTTGTTACATCGTCGCCACACTTGATTTGATATGTTCCTGGGCAACGATTAATTGTTCCACCTTTTCTTCCTTCTCCACCTGTGGCATCCATAGACATGTAATGTCTTGTATCGGATCCACTTCTAACCATAAAAGCTGAGATCTCATTATCATTGTGAATATGACCAAACTTGATCTCGCCGTCTTTATTTCCGTATCTAATTGTATGATAATTTTTAGACTCTGACATTATACTTTACCAACACAATCAACAACATGAATGATCTTATCTCCTACGGGTGATGATGGTGTAGTGCGAATTGGTTCTCCATCGGGACCAGTAGTTGAAATGAGATCCTCTTCTGCAACATCTCCAACTCTATTTACACAGAATACTGGAACGATTTTTGCATTATAACCCGTCTCAGATTGAATGTAGATCTCAGGTCTTTCGGTAAATCCAATTCCTGCAGATACAATCTTTACATCCTCAAGTGATCCAAATGGACCAAACATTGGTTCTAATATTGCTCCATTACTTGGAGATACAATAATCTTGTCACTGTCACTATATGCTACACCAGGATTGATAATTTTAACACCACACATATAAAGAACAATTGGGTATTGTGCAATCGTTGAACTTGGTTGATTTGCCACCGAAATAAGATTGCCAACCTGGCCAGAAAATGGTGGACATTCAACAGCGGTAATTGATTCATCCTTTGCTGAAATGTATGATGGTTGTCCTGCCAATTGAACAGTATCACCAACACGAACGTTCATAATTTCACCTGGATTATATGGAGTATCCCATGTTCCATCGACTCTTTGAATGATTGATTGACATCTTGTAGCCCATACTCTTCCATCGCCACCAAGGTCTCCATTTGGTGATGACAAATAACCTGTTCCAGTTTGTTCAATTACAACTCCAGTAACTCCATTTGTTGTTCCATTTGGATCTGAAGCATACGTTCCATCTGGTTGTTGTGAAACTGGACCGATTACTACTGTTCCCACAGCACCAGATCCATTTCCACATGCATCTTCAAATCTCACATAAGGTGGATTAACATAATTAAATCCCGAAGAAATAATATCAATACCAAGAATATCACCAGTTGCACTGATGATTGCATTTGCTGCTGCTCCTTGACCTCCTCCACCCCAGAATACAACAGATGGAGGACCGCAAAGAACTGGGCCAAGATTGCAGTTATCTTGGAAAATATCAGAAAAATCTAAATCATAATTAAAAGTATTTGGGTTTATGATTGGTTGTGCATTTGATGCAAATTCTTGCACTTTATTAAAAAGACTGGTGAAATTCAGTGATCGATTGGATCCACTGCCATCCCAAATGCTCCATTCTTTCAAATTACTACACGAGGGTTTTTCTTCACAAGTAAAAAACCCAAGCAATTGACCCACGAAGTTTAAGAGTTCTCCGCCAATATCGAATATACCACCAATTAGTGCTTCAATTGGTCTCAGAATGTTTGCAAGTGCTGAGGAAATTAATCCTACAAGTTTTCCAAGCAATCCACCAACAAAATTATACAATAAACAATCTGCGGTATTGATGACCTGATTTACCATCGAAAAAAGTGCCTTTCCAATCATTTTTAAAAGATTGGAAATAATTTTATTGAATAAACATGAAAGAGTATCGTTGGCCTTTTCTACAGTTGATTTAAGTTCGGGTCTTTCATTTGGATGAAGAAGATAATACGTATCCTTCATTGTATTATTAATCTTTTCAGTAGTCCACTTTCGAGTTCCATCAATAATATCTTTGAAGAATTTTGAAACATCCTTCGCAGCATTATTAATCTTCATCTGAATATAATCGGACACGGACATCTGCTGTCCGTTATAATTAATTGGTTTTAAAACAGTATTCTTCCAATCTTTAACTTGCTTCTTGGCATTTTCAATATCTTTAATTAATTGCTTCAGGATTTTCTGGATTCCTTGAAGTTCTGCGGGATCACATTTCGATTTAATTGGATTTTGTTGCTGACCATCATCTTTTTGTTGTTGATCATTGGTATTATTTTGTGTGGTTGAAGATCCCGTGTTTCCTTCAATTGGTCTATATGGTGCAACTGGAATTGAATAATATGGTACACCTTCACCAACAAATCCACTATGGGGTTCAAATGGTTTGAGTGGAATTGTTTGTGATAATTGTGTTTGATCGTTATTGCCAAGGCAACCAAGAATTACAGGGTCTTCTCTATCAATTCCATCACGATAGAATCCAATAACATATGTACCTTTTTTTAAATTTGCGGTCTGGTAACTCGCTGCATGACCAGAACCCGATGTAACTGGATATATACATTCTGCCATATCCAGACGAGAATTCTCTACATCTCCAATATCTCGTCCAAAAATACGCACACGAAATCTTGATCCCCAACCGGGAATTTGTTGAGGATTATCCCATTTTGTTCTTAATTCGTTATCTTTCCAAGTCGCATCGTCAACAATTTGCCCAAACCAAAAATACATTGGTTGTAGGGCTGCGTTTTCTTGATTAAATAAAGTTCCTTGCATCAGTCTTCATAGATTCTGCATTCCGCAGCATCTGGGTGCGAATCGCAAAATAATTCAAGTGCATTTGGATCATGATCTTCATCTGGATGATTGACTTGATACTGTTCTAATGCATCAAGTTCATCCTCAATGTGACGACGACGTTGTGAATTAATTTCGGGATTATCCAATTCATCCCGATCATCATTGATATGTTGTTGAAGTGTTCTGGACATGGTTCTAAATCAGAAAGGTTTTCTTCCTATAGATTCTCTCACTAAATTCAACTTAGTGAAAGTTTTGTTGGTCGTTATCAAATGAGATAAATCTACTATCATATATAGACCACCTTTTCTATGGCTTACTGACTTCATAGTTTTTCTTGTAATCTCAGGAAAATCGCAGTATACCAGATCTCCAGCATTCAAACCAAAGTCTCCCGGTATTGTAATTGACAATTTCTGTGTGAACAGTTGATTGTATCTCATTGTTGCTTGGCGAATAATCGCATCAATATCATAATCATTTTCTTTTGATTTAGCTAGTTGCTCTTCCAAGTTCTTTCCTGGTGGCAAAACACCCTTTTTATCATAACGAACAACAACCCGAGTGGATTTATTCTGAAGATTTTGATCTGCCGCAATAATTGGGTGCTCTTTCCCACCCATTGTTTCTTCATTTTCTTGAGCAGTGTGTGATGTTTCGTTTCTTCTTGGCTTGTTATCATAAAAATTTGTTGCTCTCAATTCGGTTCTAAACAGAGAACCAGATACCAATGCTTGTTCTACATCAATTGTACTATCAAAAGAAAACTCCAATATTTTAGCATCATATCCTTCTGGAAGATATGGTGTTCTAGTAAAGATTAATCTTCTTTTGTATTTCTCTTGAAATAGTTTATCAATCGATCTAAATTTATATCCTTGGGAAGTTTCATAAAAAAGATATCCAGCACTCTTCCCTTTAAATCCAGTTGGAATAGATCTCTTGGCAAGCCATGTGCATTTATAAAATGGTTTTTCAGAGCGACCAAGAAAACTGAATAGATTTTCAGTTTCATCAACATCAATTGTTTTTGGAGTCTTTAAGGCATTTGTCAATATTGAACGAACAGAATCTGAAATTTTTCCATCGTATCTTTTTGTTACTCTCGTTTCCACGAGTTCATTATCCAAACACTCTTTCGACCATAAATCAATGATGTAAGTTGATACATTTGCTTCAACAATATCTCGAATCGATTTTATTCGAAGTTGTGTATTACCAGAAAACTTCAATGTTTGCTGATAATTATCTTTCATTTCAAGAGTGACTTCTTCCCCCCCAGTAAGTTTCAAGTCGCTCATTTCTAGTGCCGAAGAATTATCCCCATTAGTTCTCGTTCCACTATCCACTAATGCAGCGGTTAAACGAATAGTATTGTCTAAGATACTTTCGTAATATTGCAATTGAACTGATCCTAAGGAGACATCAAGTTTCTTTCCTTTATTTGGAATGATTTCAAATCGAGTTATGTTTGATGTTTGTGCGGCGGTGTTGGCAGTTTGATATGTCATCCGACTAATGTTGGTATGGTACTATTTACCCCAGGAAAAGCAATGTTAGATAAACCTGGATATGCTCCCATATTGGGGCTTTCAATTTCCTTTAAAACAATTTTTTCCTGAAGAACCACTAGTACTTCTGGTTCACTATATGATGGATTCATTGCTATTTGATTTGCTGTATTTGAAACTCTTGGAGTTGATGATGCAATATTAGCAGCAGGAGCAGTTGTCGATGAAGATGCTCTTTGAGTTTTTTGATTCGAAGCTCGTGGAGTATAACTTCCATTATATTCGAAGTGCCAGGGTTCTCCAGGAACCGTTGCAATCCATCCAAAACGAGACCCGTGTCTTGTAACCCAAGGTATACCACTTGCAACATCAATTGCGAGACCAAATTCGTGTTTCGATGTGCCTGGTGCAGCTGCTGGATTAAATCCGGGTTTGTTTTGATTAACATAAAGATATTTTTGCTCTTGATAAGATCTCCATGCAGATGTTAATGTTATACTTACACCCTCTGTAGCTGCAGTTCGTTTCATATCAAGATATGCTCTTGCCGCATCTGCTCTCAATCTAAATCTACCTTCTACTGGTACAGTTTCATTTTGATCCAAAACTCTAGGATCTATTGCTTTTGAACCAGGAATTTTTCCCGCTGAAGTTGGTCTTCTTTGTTGTATTAATTGCGATTTACTTAAATCTACTTTAGCATTTTTTTTCTGAGGATTAAATCCCATCGTAGAAAGAATGCTGGATACACTTCTAATGTAATTTGAATGATTGTTGCCATCACTCGTTGGAGCATATGTTGGAAGTATTGCCTTTAAACCCTCAACTGCACTTGGATATGTTCCAGCGCCCTTTCCAAATTTAGAATCATTATTCCAATTTCTAACATGTTCTTTAACGGCATCATCCAAACTGTTATATGCTGCCCATTGTCTATCTTTATAAGTTATACTTCCTTTAGTTCCCTTTCCAGTTTGTCCAAATGGGTTGTTTGCTTCTCGTGCTAACGCACTTGTTAAATAACCAGATTCGTGCATTGCCATGCCAGCAACCAATTCTGGCATGGCAGCACCATTTTTCTTAGCAAGTTCGTAGATGGTAGCAAATGCTTGCTTTTGCGTCATGTCAAGAGGCAATGGTCCATATTCAATATCCCCATATTCTCCAGATCTTTCTATATCTTCAATAGTTTCTGATGCACTTTTCGTTTTTAAAATTTGTGAAAATATTCTAGATAATCTTGTTTCAATAGCAATTTGAAAAATATTAGCTAACTGTGTCACAAATCGTTCCGTAGAACTCATATTCGCAGTAATTTGTCTATTTACTGGTATAAAACCACCTGTAGCCATTTTTGCAATAGTGCTTGTCAAATTACCCATTGCAATATTAGATTGGTTTTCAATTGATGGTCCCATCAAATATGCGATTGATTGCCCAAAAGTTTTATAAATTTTCCTATCGGGTTTTTGACCCATTGCGATATCAACAGCAGCGGACATCAAAGATCCAATTAATGGAACTTTTTTCAACTCTGAAGATGTTGCTATTAAACTGTTAAGCGGTCCAGGTTTTTGTGGATTTATTGATTTGGGGAATATTCTTTCAATTTTTTTAGGTCCTCCAATATCTCTTCCTGGATCTGTTTTTTGCTTAAAAACTATGGGTTGACGAGTTGTAGAGACTTTTTCAATTGTTCTGGTTACTGGTCCTCCAACAGGTTTTCCCAACCTTTCAACATTTCCACCAACAGCCATTTTTGTAACCAAACCACCATTTGTTTTTTGTGGAACTGGTTGTTTGGGTTGAACCAATCCTAAAGTCATGATTGAATTGATCATGTCTCTAAAATCAGTCGTAAATTGATCAAAAGTTTTCTGTGCGTTTTCGCCGCCTAAAGATTTTACTTGTTTTGATAATTCATCCTTTGCCTTATAACCACCAGCAATTAGTGCAGAAGAAAAATCTAAAGTTCCAACAAGAACCTTACTAAATGTATCCATTGCTGCAGGCAATAAAGATACAACTTTTTGTAATGGAGAAAGATTATCGCTATAGTTTGTAAACAAATATCCAAGAAAAGTATATCCCAAAAAGTTTTGAACACTATCAAGAAATCCAGTTTTTGGTAGATTTGGTAACCCCAATACTTTAGTTTCTGGTTGTTTTTGTTTTTCAAGTTTTTCTTCTTTTAATTGTCGCTTTTCATTTTCTTTGCTTGTTTTCTTTTTCTTTCGTGTCGTCTCTTTAACCTTTTTTGTTTTGTTTACAATCTTCTCTACATTAATGAGTTTCTTTTTAATCTTAAGATTCAGCAAGTCATCAATCTTTTTATCATAAGCGGCAGCCATTCTTTCGCCTGCTGACAATCTTGCTGGTGGTAATAACTTCTGAGCGTTAACTGCCATGATCTTATGGGATTAATCCGTAGATTTGAGCATTATCAGATCTTCTATTTCCAGGAGCAATCGCAGAGAATGATGGGACTTCAGAACCATTCGATTTTGCTACTGAATTTGCTGTAGCTGCCGACTGTACAACTGGAGGAAGTGTAATGAGGTTTGTTTTTGATCTTGAAGATGGTGGCAATGTTGATGTCTTAGGAGTTTTTCTTCCTAATTGTACAGGTGTTTGGTAACGTTCTGGAGCAACCATCATGTCTTCTACAGTTCCATAACCATATTGCCGTGCTCTCGCTGTCGCATTTCTTTGTTCCATCATGTTGTGAATATTCATTCCAAATGACATAGCAGTTAAATATTGTGGCAATCTTTCAAATGCTTGACGAACTGCAGGAGTTGGAGCTGATCCTGTTCCACCTTTTTCTGCTGAGACATATCTTGGTCTTGGAATGCCTAATGGATTTCTTTGTGTTTTTGTGCGATGCCAATCAAGAAAGTCTCGGGAAAAAACTCCTCTATCAGGTCTTCCAAATAATGATGGTTTAGATCCTTTTGCAAAATTAGCATCACTTTGACCCCTTTGCTTTAAGTCGTCGCGCATCAAATCAAACCAATTTGCACGACCCTCATTTGGAACTCTAACATTTCTACCTTTATTCCACCAATTCATAAATCTACCAACCATGCCACCACCTTCGGCAAATTGAATATTTCCCGCAAATTTTGGTTTGTTGGCATTTGGGCCACCAAACATACTGTTTAATGCAAGAAGATTGTTTGCTCCGACCGCTCTTACAGTAGAGCGATTCATTACAATTTCTCCAGGTTGCAATGCAGTCAGTTGTGTGTCTGGACCTGCTCCAGATATTCTTGTACCAGTATTTGAGTCAATTAACCCGCCAGATGTAAAAAGACTTGGAAATAATTTAGGAGTACCATCTGGATTTCTTCCATAAGGAGCTTCTTGATTTTCTTTAATCTCCTTTTCAGTTTTGGGTTTTGTTTTTACTTTGGGTGCTCCAAATGGTGTTGGAGTCGATCCGATCATAGCAGTGCTATAACCAGTACCAGTCATTTCTCGTAATTTTTTATCACCTATTTCACCAGCAATAGAAGCACCCGCAGCTGCTGCTACGAGTGGGAATCTAAAAGCAAGATTGCGAATTAAACCAAGAGTGGTTCCAATAAATCCTCTAAGAGGTGTTAAAAATACAGCAGCAGTACCAAGTAATGTTGGCCACCAGTCTTTTACAAATCTACCAAGTGCATTTACTTTTTCTGCATTTGCGGGATTTGCAAACCATTCAAGTGCTGTTGTAACACCTTTTCCTAATAAAGTATAGTAAAAATAATTAAAAATTGAATCAAATATTCCTTTTACTGGTGCAAAAAGTTTTTTGGCTGCTGCTATAACTTTTTTTGCACTTGACTCTAAAGTTTCTTCTCTCTTTGCACGTTTTTTATTTTCTTCTTCCTTTCGGTTCTCTTCTGCCTCTTTGCTTTCTTCTTTACTTTGATCGGTCAGACTTACAGAAATTGACTCAACGGTTTTGCTTATTGCCAATAAAGATTTTACGATTGGTGGTTCTGCTCCAACACCTTTTGCTGCTGGAAGTAACTTTTGCCCAATCGATCTAACCGATGTTATATTTTCAGCTCTGATCGTCTTTGATTTAACTTTGAATCGACCAACTTTTCCTCTTATTCTTTTTCTTTCATTTGCAAGAAGTGCTTGTTCTTCTACAGGAATTGTATTTTTTCCTTTTACTTGCGCTTCTTTTAAAAGAACTAGATAAGTTTCATAATCCAGATCAAAAACATCCTCAAGACCAACAAGTCTTAGAATCCTTGCATCAATAGTTTCGTTGACTAATTGATCACGCATTTTGTTGCTGCTTGAGTTTTTCTTCTTCTACATGCTGTTGTAATAGAGCAACATAAATGTCTCGTTCCCAAGGCATCATGTTTTCAATCTCCGTTAATGAGTATTTATGATACTGCATTAAGGAAAAATTTAATTTATAATAAGATTCCAGGTCCATATGAACCAGGCCTATGCGAAAAAATTGGAAAGGCCCTCCAGAACTACCTCGCTCTCAACACCACTCTTTGGATTCACGACCTTTACAGTATGAGATAATTTTGGCATCGTCTCAAAGAATGTTTCAATTTGCTTAAACTGAGATGAATTCATTTGCTCAAGAAATTCCATGATTTCTTTTTTAGTTACGTCTGCAGATGTCCAGACTTCATCATCAGAATAAATTTTATCTACACATGTAGCAACAAGATCAAAAGATTGATCCATCAAATTTGCACCAGAGAAATCAAAGTTTGATTTAATAAATTGATCCAGTGATGGATACTTCATTTCCATCATGATTGAATCATCAACTTTGATTTGATTTGTATGTTTCTTGTTTTTGACAACCTTAATTTCATCTACAGAAATAGTAACAGGAACCGTAATGTCCTCGTCATCTGGGCAAATGACATTAACTTCAATTTCTTCTCCTACAGACTTACCGCGAATGTTGAGAAAAAGATATTCAATATCGAAGGTGGGAAGACTTTCAATCTTGATTCCTTTCGATAAAATGCAGTTTTTAATAACTGTCTTAATTGCGGTTGTAATCTCCTTCATGTTCTCGGATTCCAGTGCAAGAACAAGAAGTTTTTCTTCTCTGACTAAAAATGGTCTATATTGAATTGTTTCTCCAGTTGATGGCAATTCCAACTCATATGTTGGTGTAGAAATCTTAGGTAAAGGCATGATGTATTATGATATATGTAAGTATTTATCGGGTTAGTCTGGATCTCCTTTAGAAAAATTAAATGCATTCTCTAATGCAACATAATATCTAGAATATGTAAATGAAACGGTACACTTTAAAAGAGAAGGTTGATCATATGAAACCGGAATGGAATTTATACTGATCGGATATGCATTAACAAAAGAATGCACTAAGACATTTTCTTGTTCATTAGCTTGTGGATCATATGTTCCCGTAAATGGAGTACTAAATCCCGATTGATAGTCTTTAAGTCCAATACTTTTTTCAAATTTTACAATTTTCATTTTTTGCGTATAATAATCCGATGGAAATCTTACTCTACTGTTGTAAGTCGTTTGATTAATTCCATATGATGCTATTTCTTCTTTGGGCGATTTGTCATTAACGATAAAAGTTATCCAATTATGAAAAAATTTCATAATATCATATCGTTCGTCCACATAAAAAGTAAAATCCATTCGATCATCATATGATCTACGATATGCATGTCTTTCAGTTTGTCCGGTAAAATCATTATTAATTTCGTGAGTTAATAATGAAGATCCAGGAAGAGTTGCTTCAGAACAAAGCAAAGAAATTTTATCGGTTACACCATTGTCAAGTGGATCGAGTGGTAAATCTGTATAATTTAGCATCCAGTTCCGCAATCCTTCATTTATGTTTGCAAGATTCCCTGGTATCGGAAACTGCACTAAAAATAGATGAGTTAATGCGGGTTTTAAAATAATATGCTTTATATCCGAAATGGATCTATGAGGCATTACTAAATAGATTTACTTATATATTATGTATATGGGTAATGGCAGAAAGTATTAAGAGTCGCTATCAACCATCTTATCCCAAAAAGTATCAAGGTGATCCCAACAATATCATTTGTAGGAGTAGTTGGGAAAGAGTGTTTTGTCGGTGGTGCGATTTAAATGAAAATATAATTGCATGGGGATCAGAAGAAATTCGTATCAAGTATTATGATCCCGTAAGTCAAAAAGTTAGAAATTATTTCCCAGATTTTATTATCAAAGTAAAAGAGAACAACGGACAAATTAAAAAATATATTATTGAGATCAAACCCAAGAAACAAACTGAACCACCAAAACCAAAATCGAGAACGACAAAATCATACATTCACGAAGTTTATACTTATGCAACCAATCAAGCGAAGTGGAAGGCTGCAGAAGAATTTTGTAAGGATCATATGATTGAGTTTAAAATCATCACAGAAGAAGAACTTGGAATCAAATGACATCGCCAAGAGTTAAAAAACTTCAACAGAAATTGGATGGTTCTGAAGATGCAGAACTCATTATGATGAATATTCTTGAAGTTTTTACAGAAGCAGAATTTATTCCCGATGTTGGTAAATATTATACCTTTATATACGTATCAAAGACTCCAAATATTGAATATGATCAGCACCCATTAATTGCTGTGACTGCTGTAGAGCGTTGGGGATTCAAAGGAATTAACTTTCACTGGGGACAATCTCGCAATTATACCTGGCAAGAAGTTGCAGGAAAGATGCATGTTGTAAGAAACAATGAGATTGAATATCTTCGTTCTTTGCCTTTTGCCAAATTTGTCAATAAATAGATAAAAAACTCCGATGGCGGATCCAATTCAGACTTTACAATATCAAATGTCTCCTAGAAGTGGAGTTATATACAGATATCAGACTGATGTAAATAAGAGAACTGGTGCATCGATTACATATGACATTTCAAATATTGGTCAAAAAACACCAATGTTTACTTCTGAGCCCGTAATTGTAAACGGAAAGCAACAATATGAAACTCGTGTGCTTTCTTCTTATGATCCAATATATCAGAATTTATCTCCAGAACTTAAAGATTTTATAGCAAATCAAGTAGTTCCTCAATCATCAAATCAACGAGCTGCATTTATCAATAAAAATTATACAAACGCACAAAAACAGCAATTATTTTCTGGTATGCCAAAGGTGAGTAATACTGCAACACCAGCAAAACCAGCAAAACCAGATCCTACTGCACCAGATCCAACTCCTGTTCCACTTGATACATCAATTGCAGGATCTACAAAACAAACTGCAGGTTCTTATAATCCAGAAGGTAAACAAGTATGGATTTATCCAACAGGACTAGGAAACAATCAACAAGATTATATTCAATTTGAGATGATTGAATATGTCGGAAGAGGATCACAATTTCTGAACTCCAGTGTACCTTCACTGGCACAAAGAAATTTTGGTGTTGGAGAAACAAAAATACTTGGTAAAGTATACTTACCAATTCAACCAACAATCAGTGATAATAACTCTGTAGATTGGCAAAATGATACCATCAACCCACTTCAACTGTTAGGAGCACAATTATCATTAAAAGGTCAGCAATCTGGATATACCGAAGCTGATTTCGCTAAACTTAAAACTATGTTCAAGGATAATCCAGATATTCAATCATATCTTCAACAATGGTTTGCCGGAAAAGCAGTTGGAACTAATATATTTTCAAGATTCTCTGGTGCTGTCGTAAACCCAAACTTAGAACTTTTATTCAATGGACCCCAACTTAGACCATTCAATTTCAATTTTAGACTTTCACCAAGAAGTGAAGATGAAGCAAAGCAAGTGAAGGGTATTATTCGTTTCTTTAAAA